GACCTACAAGCAGCTCGACACGACCTTCGTCCAGAACCAGGCCAACATCACGCAGTGGAAGGCCGACATGGGGCAGCTCAAGGCCGACTACGACGCCAACATCGCCAGGGAAAACGCGATCAAGGCGCAGCTCGCGGCCCTGTACGGCAGCGTGAACGCCTGCCTCAAGGCGATCCCGCCCGCGTGCGCGAACCCCGTGATCGGGCCCGACGGCAGGCCGATCCTCGACCAGAACTGCGAGATCATGAAGGCGCAGTGCAGCAAGATGTTCGACGGCAACAAATAGGCCGAGCAACCCCCGCCTTGCCTAGCAGGCCCAAACCTGCTAGGCTTTTTTAATGACCCCCGGAGACATCGTCCTCGGTATTCTAGGCGATCTTTTCCGCTTCCCCCAGAACGCCCTGTGCGCGTTCACGGGGAAGTACCCGCCGCCGCGCCCGGTCGTGCAGTGCGACTGCCCGGACGTCTGCAACTGCTGCGCCCAATCCGAATGCAGCGAGGACTGCGAGTGCTGGAACAACAGGGACGACGAGGAATGACGCACCCGACCACGTTCTTCAGTAAGCTCAACGACGGCCTCGGGGCCGACGTCGACGTCCAGGTCGCGCCGATCGTCAACTACCTGACGTACCTCCACGTGGTGCCCGTCTCGAGCTGCCAGGGCGACCCCGGCCCGATCGAGACCGAGGGCGGCTTCTACGGGCATGTCGCGTTCACGCCGGAGAACCCGGAGGACTACGGGAAGCTCTGCGAGCTGATGTTCGAGCACCTCCGCCCGATGTTCGCCCACATGTACGACGACGTGCGCCTGGAGATCACCCTGTCCGAGGGGCTGGTGAACCGCGACTTCAGCGCCCACCCGGCCTTCATCGGCTGGCTCCGGTTCCGCAACGAGTGCATAGACGAGATAACAAAGAGGTTGGGCTGCTGGGTGGAGATGCTCCACAAGTAGCCGTTTCCGCCGCCCGTCCCGTATACTAAAGGCATGAGGATGCTGCTACCAGCCCTGCTGCTCGCCATTACCTCGGTAACCCAAGCCCAGAGCCCCGCGTTCGCCCCCACGCAGCGGCGCATAGAGTACCAGGACATCGGCACGGGCCAGTACGGCGTGCGCGACGGCCAGACGAGCGCCTGCGAGCACACCGCTCTGCCGGAGCCGCTGGACACCCCGAACCCCGTGCTGCGTGAGGGGGCCAGCGTGCTGGTCGACGTGGTGATCGGCTGGGACGGGAAGATTTACAGCGGCTTCGTGCTTGACGGGAACCTCAAGAACTACAAGACGGTCGAGGACACCCTGCGGTCGTGGCGGTTCCGCCCCGCGACCTGCAACGGCTCGCCCGTCAACGTGGAGGGCAGGATCAGTTTCTCGCGGCGCTAGTCGCTCTTGAAGAACACGCGCCACTCCTTTACCGCGGCCTCGCGCTCCTTGTCATACCGCTTGTCGTAGGGCGTCCCGCCCGTCTTCTTCCTCGGGTTCTCCCGCAGGTCGGCCGCCAGCCCAGTGACGTACCTCTGCCACGCCCCGCTCATCGCAGCGTGGTACTTCGCGTTAGCCTCGTCGTGAGCCTTGTGGAACGCCGCCTCGCGGGCCTGCTCCGCCTGCGCCGTCCTGTCCACGGGGGCGACCACGATCGCGTCCAGGGCCCTCGTTTTCCCGAGCTTCTTCCCCATGTTGAACAATACTCAGTATTTATGCCAAATAGACAAAAGGCAGTACAACGGAAAGAAGAAGAGACCGTACGAGTCTCTTTACAACCATCTCCTTGCGGTAGCACGCCTCAAAAAACCGCCTGACCTCGTTACCCTCACCTTTGAGGACTTCGTCAAACTGACGGAGATCAAGACCTGTTCATACTGCCAAGACCCGGTCACGTGGGCGGAGTTCAACCGGCACAAAAACGGAGCACAGTACAACCTGGATCGCAAGGACAACTCAGTGGGCTACACGCGGGACAATGTAGCCGTGTGCTGCATGCCCTGTAATCGAACTAAGGCCCATCGTTTTTCTCACGACGAGTTCAAAGTGATGATGAACGCTTTGCGCGAGTTCCGCAGGGCACCGAGTATTTAGTGTCATGAGCGAATCCACCCCCTTTTGGCAGGAGGTCCGCCGCACCCTGATGGTGCGCGGGGACGCCTGGAAGCCCGTCATCGAGAGCCTACCCGAGCACATAACCCTGAACGGGATCAAGAGCCTGTTCCAGTCCCCTGACCAGCTGACCTACCTCGTCGGCCAGGGCCACATAGCCGGAAAACTCGTCAAGTCCGAGCCGTCCAAGGAAGCCCTGCTCCCGTTCCTACAGCCCAAGACCGCGCTGGCCTACCACTTCCTGTCCCTGGAGAACGTGGCCATGCAGTGGCTCTACAGGTTCATCGTCCTTGAGGGCCTGATCGAGCACAACCGCAAGGAGCCGCTGGAGAAGTGGCCGCCGATGTTCCTCCACATGGTGGAGGAGGGCCTGCGCTTCATGGTCTACATGGCCGCCCTGCTCGTCCTGATGGAGGAGGGCAGGCTGGAGAACCCGCTGCCGAACCCGAAGATCGCGCCGTCCGAGCCGCTGGTCGTCGACCGCATCAGGGAGGCGTGCGCGTTCCTGCACCCCAAGGCGCAGGACTACGGCGAGAGCTTCCGCCGCCACGGGCTGCCCGGCCTGCTGCCGCGCCTGTGGGACAAGATCGCCCGCTACGCCCAGCTCCAGGCGGACAACCGCCCGTCCAACTTCGAGAAGAAGGAGGACTCGGCCCGCGACCTCCTGGGCTACAGCCTCATCGCCTACTCACTTATGCTAGAATTGCCTGAGGACTTCCGCAAGAGCTTCCAGCCGATCGGCACCTACGAGACCGACCGCGTCGGGGGCGAGTGGAAGAAGGTCAACTGATACGCACGGGCACGCGCACACAATTATGCCGACGCTTCCTTTCATAGTCCTCGCCGTCTTCCTGGCCCTCGTCGTGTGGCTGCTGGGCGGCGTGGGCGGCACCGAGGGCAGGGGCCCGGGCGTCACGGGCAGGTGCGACAAGTGCGGGCAGCCGAAGAAGCCGAAGGGCTGGGGCGGGCCGCTGTGATCGAGAGGATGCGGAAGTTCTTCGCGGAGCGCCGCCACAAGAAGGCGGAGCGGCTCCGCCGCATGGCCAAGCGGGGCGTCCTCATGGAGGACATGGCCGACTTCTTCGCGGGGAGGAAGACGACCGAGGAGTCCCTGAAGTGGCGGGACTTCGCGTACAAGGAGATCGACAAGATGAGCGACGACGAGGTACTGAGCTGATGCCGTACATCAAGCCGTCACCGAACCGCGAGGCGATCGACCCGCACGTCCAGCCGCTAAGCGAGAACATCAACAACGTGGGCGACCTGAACTACGCGGTCACGCGCCTGGTCCTGCGCTACATCCTCGCCAAGGGCCTGAACTACGAGGACGTCAACGCCGCGATGGGCGTGTTCGTCGCCTCCATGCTTGAGATGTACCGCCGCGTCGGGGTCACGTACGAGAGCCTCAAGCTCTTTCAGAACGGCGACGTGCTGGAGTACACCGAGCTGGACGGCCTGATCAGGCAGATGCAGCGTGCTCTCCCGTCCAAGCACGTGGCCGACGAGACCCAGGCGCATGGCTGACATCGTCCCTGAACTCTTCGCGTTCATGAAGGAGCGCCACGCCATCTGGGAGCGCAAGGTGGCTGGCCAGCCCAAGCCGTGGACGCAGGACCCCATCCTCCAGAGCTACCGCTTCTGCAACGTCTACCGCGAGCTCGACACCGTCACCGTCTGGATCAACAACAACTGGCGCACGCCGCACTACGAGGATCATGCAACTAAATACGGAAATCTAGGGTAGGGAGACCACTATGGCAATCGTTCTGACACAGGGGATGCAGACCGGCGCGGCGGACCTGGCGATCCTGGTCCGGGACGCCTCCGGGAACCTCGTCGACCCCGTCTCGATAAGCTACACCATCTACAAGATCAAGGACCTGGTGCCAACCAAGCCGACCGTGGCGTACGAGTACGACCTGCACCAGCCCCTCAACATGGAGGGCGGCCCGCCGCTGCCCCCGGAGGGCTCCACCCTGGTCAGCCAGCCCCAGCAGACCCCCATCAGGGCGGGCGTGGGCACCTTCTACGCGCAGTTCACCATCCCGACGACCTGGAAGGGCGTCTACAAGATCGTCTGGACCCTCCAGCAGTACGCGGGCAACTGCCCCGCGAACTTCGTCCACATGGACTTCGTCGTGCAGAGCGTGGACCCGGCCGACCCCGCGTTCGAGGCCCCGTCCATGATCATCGGGCCGAACCCGAGCCTGCTCAACCAGTCCGCGCTGCTCGGCCTCGGGCAGATCACGGCCGCGCAGGCGGCCAAGGCCGTGCGCTTCGTGCGCGAGCTGATCTCGGACACGAACCCCGACAGGAACTACCACTTCAGGCCCCCCACTCCCGGCAAGGTCGTCTCCAACTACACGACCCGCGTCGGCTTCATCTGGCTGGACAGCACGATCCTGATCAACCTGGCGATCTCGATCTCGAAGCTGAACCTGCACAACCCGATGAACTACTTCAACTGGACGCTGGCCACGATCCCGATGGACTGGGGCAACATCGCCGCGATCGGCGCGGCGTCGCTCTGCCTCAGCGGCGAGTCCGCCCGCTGGGCGGCCGACGAGTTCGGCTACTCGCTCAATGGCGTGTCGCTGGACATCAACAAGTCGGCGCTGTACCAGTCGCTCGCGCAGACCTACGACCAGCAGTTCAGCACGATGGCACCGCTCGTCACGGCGAACCGCCCGTTCAGCGCGGGGTTGAGACAGCAGAGATGGTTGCTTGGGGCTTTTCTTCCTTTTCCCTTTATCTGGCCGCTACTTATGGAGCTATTTCGCATACTCCAGCATGGTTTGTCATAGACCCAGACTAAAGTCTGGGCTTGGGGAAGCCTGACCAGCAGGCGGAAGCAAGTTAAACCTGTGCACTAGACAAGTCGAGACTGGTATCCAATCCAGTTCGCAAACTGAATCGACTGGACGTGGTAGTCCACAGAATGCTGAGAATGCTTCTCTAGTTTTCAGCCACTTCTTCGGGCAGTGTCGAAGAGATGTACAAAGGAGGGCTTACCGCCCATGCAATTTGTCCCGGTTGTCCAACAAAATCCGCTGATGCCGACCACGGCAAACCGTGCGGCATCATGGATCAAAACCCGCAAGGCAACGCCGTTCTGGAAGCGAGGGATATTCTGCGTTCGTCTAAATGCGGAACCCTCAGCACGTAACAAACAATCCATCGCTCTTGGGATAGACCCCGGAAGCAAGTTCGAGGGTTTTACCGTCAAGTCGGAAGCCCACACGTTCGAGAATCTGAATGCGGACGCGGTAACGTGGGTCAAAGATGCGGTTGAAACTCGCCGTAATCTTCGCAAATCGCGGCGCAACCGTAAAACTCCGTATCGCCAATGTCGTTGGAATCGCGGCGTTGGGTTCAGGCTGCCGCCTTCCACAAGAGCCAGATGGGGCTGGAAACTACGTATTGTGAATTGGCTCAGCAAGCTGTTCCCCATCTCGTGCTTCGTGGTGGAGGACATCAAAGCGAAAACCAAAGGGCAGCGCAAGTGGGACGCGTCGTTCAGCCCGTTGGAAGTTGGTAAGAAGTGGTTTTACGAGCAACTTGGCAAGTTGGGTCGCGTGGAGACCAAGCAAGGATTTGAGACATTTGAAATGCGGAACCTATCGGGGCTCAAAAAACTTAAGGACAAAGCGTCCAAAAGTTTCTATTCGCATTGCGTGGATTCTTGGGTACTCGCCAATTGGTTTGTCGGTGGACATACCAAGCCCGACCTTGAGCGGGTGCGCTGCGTAACTCCACTCAGGTTTCACCGCAGACAGTTGCATGTGCAGAATCCAGCAAAAGGCGGCATTAGGAAACCTTACGGAGGAACACGCAGCATGGGTTTCACTCGTGGCTCTTTGGTCAAGCATATTAGCAAGGGTCTCACCTATGTCGGTGGAACAAGGGTGGGAAAACCAGCCTGCACGATGTTTCCACAGGCAGGCGGTTGGGTCAAAATTTCAAGCCAGAAGATTGCAAATTTCTGAGTTTCAACACGTGGAGGACGGTGCTCCTCCCAGAGTAAAACTCTGGGTTTCCGCCGCTAAATTTTCGATGATCACTAATCTTCTAGTTCTTAACTCGTCATACGTCGGAAGCCGCGACCTGTGGTGGGCCGAGGACGAGGACGCCAAGGTCGGCTACAACATCTACCGTGCCTTCGACCACCCATCCAACTGGGCCAGGCTGAACTCCTCGCCGTGGCTCGGGCACTTCTACCGCGACATGTCCTCGCTTGAGCAGGTGACCTACACCGCGCAGCCAGCGGACTTCATCGAGCGCGGCGAGCTCGGGCGCTGGGCGTTCCGCCTGCCCAACACGCCTTACGCCACGGTGGACGCGGCCAGGGTCGTGGTCTCCAACAGCCCCGACGACGTGAGCGTGACCGTGTCCGTCTCCGGCTACCCGGCGATCGACGGGCAGACGATCAGGCCCGTCAGGGTGGATGGCTTCGACCGCACGGTCTGGATGCAGATGGACAACACGCTGGCGCAGGGCGGCGCTGTCAGCGACACGGCGCTCGTGAACGCGGGCAACGTGAGCGTGGCGGACTACTCCGAGATCACGCTCTGGCAGGTGACCTACAAGAGGCTGCTCAACTACGTCGACATCTACGCGTCGCTCAACCGGACGTACTATTGCTATTCGGATGACACTGAAGTCTTCACGAAGGACGGGTGGAAGCTGTTCACGGAATGCCAAAAAGGGGATTTGTTCGCTACTCGCAGGATTCAAACCAAAGAGTTCGAGTGGCAACAGGCGGACGGGTTTTTTAAGGCTCGCTATGACGGGGACTTAGTGCATTTTTATGGTCAAAGCATGGACCAATTGGTTACCCCCAATCACAGGATGCTGGTCGATTCCTTACCAGCCAAACTCGGTGGGCGCGGGCTGCCCAAGAAACGGGAACACGTAATTGAAGCCGTTGACCTAGCAGCCGCAGCCACGGAGAATACGGGCATAGCGACAACTTCTGTATGGGCTGGAACTCAGTTAGGCCAAATGATTTTTGGTGGTAAACGTCGTCGCATTTTTGGGACTGTTCCCCGCAAGGTTGTCTTTTCAGGGGACGAGTTTTGCGCGTTCATGGGCATGTACTTGGCTGAAGGCTCGATTTTGTACGGCAACAACGGGTTCATGATTTCGCAACCGTGCGACGCTCGCGGATCGCGAGAATTGTACGCCTCTTTGCTGTTTAGGGTATTCGGGGAAGACAGTGTAACCGAGGATGATCGAGGGCTGGTGGTTCATTCGGCTGCTATGGGCGAGTACCTCCGTAAGTTTGGGCACGCTCATGAAAAATTCGTACCTGATGAGATACGGGAAGCTGAACCGCATCAGCTTGAGATTTTTTGGAAATACTACTACGCCGGAGATGGCGCAGCCCATGGGGACAAACGAGGTACGCAGCAAGCATTTACCGTTTCGAAGCGATTGGCTGACCATTTGACTGAAGTTATACAAAAGATGGGTGGCTCCAGCACGGCCTGCATAAAACCTGCCAGCGTCGGGGAAATACGAGGGCGCAAAATCTCGTGCAGGCAGGGGTATTTTGTGTCTCGCCATGCTCGCAAATCTGGGTACACAGCCTGTTGGAAAATTGAAAATGTGGAATACCACGGGGATGTTTTCTGCGTCTCAGTGCCAAATATGTTTCTATACGTGCGCAGGAACGGAAAAGCATGTTGGAGCGGGAATACGGTCGTGCCGGTCGGCGAGAAGGGCGAGTGCCACGAGCCGGGCGCTCCGGGCACGGTCGTCAGGAACACGCAGGAGGTCGACGAGATCGACTGGATTTACGCGGAGATGGTGCGGCGCAACCAGTTCCTCTTCGAGATCGGCGGCGGGGAGCCAGCGTACTGCATGTTCAGGAAGTGGCGCGGCGAGAGGTGCGGCTGCGTGTACGGCACGGAGCAGCCGAAGCACGGGTGCCCGTCCTGCTACGAGACGGGGTTCGTCGGCGGCTACATCGGCCCGTACGACTTCGTGTTCGTCCCGCCGGACTCCGCGATCACCCGCGAGATCACCGAGGGCGGCATCAAGACGACCCGCGACTCCCGCGCCTACCTGACGCGGACGCCGATCGTGCAGAACGGCGACCTCATCGTCAGGCGCAACGGCGACCGCATGGTCATCAGCAACGTGGTCTACAAGATGCCGAGGGGGATCATCCTCCAGCAGGACTTCACCGTCTCGCTGCTCCCGCCCGGCGACACGCGCTACCTGATCCCGGTGGTCAACACGGGGCTGCCCACGCTCTACAACCCGGTCGTGCGGCGCGACCCGCTCGACGGGAAGGGCGGCGGCGAGCCAGTGTTCGACCCGCGCACGGTCCCCGCGGTCAACGGCGGCAAGGACTGGGAGAACAAGAACGTGCAGATCGGCAGGACGGTCACGTTCGGGCAGATTCAGACCTAGCCCAGACAGTTAGTTGAAATTAAACGGTAGTTCTCCTCGGTGTCGAACCCCTCCACGGTGTCGAAGTTCGCCGGGCAGAAGGTGTAGTCGCCGTGCGCCAGCGGGCGGGCGATCCTCTTCTCAAGGCAGCCCCGGCAGCAGAACTCCCTGGGGAACAGCCTGGCGGCCGCCCAGACCGAGTCGAACACTATGTAGGTGTCGTGCTCCTGGCGGCAGTCCTTGCAGGTGTAGTCTCTCGGGGGCCTCATCCCCTCATTCTACAGCAAAAAGCGACTACCGCAAGCATTAGAAGAGAGGCACCCCCATGGCATTCGATCCACAGGAATTGACTGCATCGCTGGCCAAAACGGCCCGCGTGCTCGACGAGAGCGACACCCCAAACGGGAACCCAGAGCTGCAAGCGCTGGTGGGCGACCCTGACGATTTCAGAACCAGTACTTTTGCTCAATTTCGCCCCAATCCCGGCAACATGCAGCTCCCGAACCCCCTCAGCCCGCTTGAGGGAGACGAGATGTTCTTCGCCTACATGATCCCAGGCGCGTGCTTCCAGTCCCGCGACGGCGGCCAGTGGAACGTCCTCGACTACCCGTGGCAGGGCATGGTCCACATCGAGAACCGCTGGTACCCGAGGGTCCAGGGCCAGGTCAACCTCAACGACATCCGCCGCTCGATCGAGCAGTGGGTCGAACCAGTCCAGCAGTTCGTCCCGGCCCCCGCGCCGGGCGTGGACTACGGCGCTCTCCCGGTCAAGATCGTGGACGGGCCGACGAACTACGGCCGCCCGGACGAGCTGTCCAAGGGCGAGATGGGCACCGGGAACTCGGACGTCAGCGGTGGATGGTGATTCGCCTATTCAAAGCTAGATAGAGGCTTTGGATGGTTGTCTATCGCAGAACCAATACGAAAAACGGGAAAGTCTACATCGGCAAGACTACGCGCACAGCCACGCAGCGTTGGACTAGTTTGTTAGCCGAAGTCAAACGCGGCGGCACGAATCCTATTCACAACGCTATCCGCAAGTACGGTGCTGACGCCTTCGTCACCGACGTTATCTACGAAGCGAAGACCTTTGACGAGCTCAACGCGATGGAGACCTTCTTCGTTGTCCTGCACCAATCCCGCAAGACGGAAAACGGGTACAACCTCACTCTTGGCGGGGACGGCGCGTCACCGGGTGAGCTGAATCCCATGTGGGGGAAGACGCACACAGATGAAGTTAAGGCTAAATTACGTGCGTTGCGAGTAGGAACGAAGAACACCCCTGAGTCAAATGAAAAACGCCGCCAAGCAGAACTTGGTTCACAAAATCATTTTTACGGTAAGACACACTCGACGGAACGAGCACTTGAAGGCTGTCGAAAAGGCGGCCGTTCTCATTTAGGAAAAACGAGACCAATGGAAGTCGGTCAAAAAATTAGTAAGGCACTCACAGGGATTGTGAGATCAGAAGCAACACGGAAGCGTATCAGTCAGGCGAAGCTCGGCCAAGGCCTCGGTCGAAAGCACACGCCTGAAGCAATCGAACGTATACGTGAAATTAAACGCCTATGGTGGGCGCAACGCAAAGGGGGCAAAGCGACTGTAAGTTCTTTGTTATCAACGTAATCGACCTCACAGGGGCCAATTTAGTTGCGTACCTGCTGCGGATCATCCGCGACGTCGTGGACCGCAACCCCCGCTTCAAGCAGACCCTCGGGGAGGTCACCTTCCCCGCCAACACCATCCTCAAGTGGAAGGACGCCTGGGTCTCCGTCACCTCCGTCACCACGTCCGGCACGCGCCTCTCCCCCGACTACTTCATGTGCACCCAGATTGGCCGCGCCATCATGGCGAAGGTCGGGGACAAGAACGGCCAGTTCATCGAGTGGACCCGCGAGACCGACAGGACCCGCCTCACCCCGGACGCGGGCGTCTACTACATCAACGTGGACTTCTTCAGCGACCAGACCCGCGACCTCGGGCTCACCGTGCAGAAGTACCGCTGGGTCGAGGGCAAGCTCAAGCAGGCGCAGGGCTCGGTCGTCTACTTCCGCCCGGGCATCGACGTCACGACGCTGACGATGTTCGACTCCTCCACCGGGGACCCGGTGCAGTTCACCCCCTACAACAACAGCCAGGGCGGCTTCGCGTACCTCCTCACCCCGACGCAAAGCCTGAGGTGCACGTACGGCGACGGCTCCGGCTCGCCAGCCTGGAGCCCGACGCTGGCGTACGGCCCGGGCGCGGTGGTCTCCTACGGCAGCGCCGCGTGGGTCAGCCAGGCCACGTCCACGGGGATCGCGCCGGGAACCAGCCCCGTCTACTGGGCAGCGCTCGTGCCGCTGGCCGGGCAGAACCTCGCGCCGCTCGCGGACTTCTGGTACCAGCGCGTCCAGAGCGTGGCGATCGCCAGCCCGACGAAGGGCGGCAGCGAGCTCCTCAACATCCCGGCCCCCTACGTGTCCGTGACGTTCACCGACCAGTCGGGGTACGAGCTGCGCCCCGTCCTGGACTACAACTTCCAGGGGCCGCAGTGGATCACGCTGGCGCAGTTCTCCCCGGCCGGGTCCGTCGTCTACGCGAACATGGTCGTCAAGCTCAACCCGTACGACAACGTCGGCACGAACCCGGAGAACATCCTCCAGGTCAACATGACGCTGAACGAGACGCTCGCGCCGAACCAGGTCTTCATATACACGCCCGCCGGGAAGTTCACCAACCCGACGGTCAACTCCGACGGCACGCTCACGATCCCGCAGCTACTCCAGCCAGGCGACTGGATGCGCTGGGAGGTCAGGATCAACTCCGGGCAGGTGCAGGCGATAGCGAGGAAGTGGGAGCTCAACAGCCTTGAGGTCGTGGACCCGACCACGATCGCGTGGACGAAGACGGACAAGGAGGGCAAGCCCCAGCCCGTCCCGACGAAGTGGGTCATGTCCGCCGACCCGTCCCAGCTGGAGGGCGTCGCGCAGGCGTCGGCGGGCGTCCCGCTGCCCTACAACCCGACCCCCGTCCCGATCACCGCCACCAGCATTCTGAACGGCGTCCTGACGGTCACCGCCGCCAACTTCTACCAGCCGGGGGACCAGGTGCTCCTGGGCGGCACGGCGGAGGAGTTCCTGAACGGCAGCGTCGTGACGGTCGCCGCCGCCGCCCCGAGCCAGTTCACCGCCAGCTTCTCCCGCCCGGACTACTACAACGGGGCGGACGCGGGCACGGCGAGGGGCGAGCAGAGGCTAGTCCTCCCCGGCCTCCGCCTGGCCGTCGGCGACAACGTCGTCGTCGGGGACCAGTGCGCCATCATCGTAAGCCCTACTATCACAGAGACTTATGAGGTATTCGGCTCCAAGGAGAACCTGACGTTCACCCTGGAGATCAAGGCCAACGACCTCCAGACCGCCTCGAACCTGTCCGAGGAGCTCAAGCGGGAGTTCCTCATCAACCGCAGGCTGAGCATGGAGACGGACGGCCTGACCATCTTCGAGCTGACCCGCAGCGAGGTGGGGCAGGCCAGGGACGCCTCCGCGACCGCCCCCCAGTACGTTTACACCGTCCAGGTCAGCGCCTCGGCCGACTGGAAGGTCTACGTGCCCCTCGTCACGAGGCTCACGCACCTTGAGGTCAACGAGGTACAGACAACGCAAACCGACTTTCAAGGTAAATTACAGATGGCCCCGAGGATGGAGGCCTTCGGAGCCGCCAGCTTCGTCCCGTTCTACGGATGAAGGCTTACATTTTCCGACTTCCTCAGTATTAAGTAGGAGAGGTCGAAATGTACATCTATCTAATCGTCAACCGCGCCACGGGGAAGTACTACGTCGGCCAGCACAAGGGCACAAACCTGCAACACTACCTGCAACAGAAGTTCTACGAGGCGGAGCATCGCCTGAAAGCTCGCTCCTACCTCTACGCCTCCATCCGCAAGCACGGCCGCGCCGCTTTCACCATCCACGCCCTTCTCTCTGAAGTCCAAACTAGGGCGGAGCTTGACGCCTATGAGCGCGACTTCATCGCTTTCCTCCGCTCCCGGGACCCCGGGCACGGGTACAACATCCAGCGCGGCGGAGAAGGGTTCACGGGTCCGCATTCCGAGGAGGCCCGCAAGAAGGCGAGCCAGAACAACTCTCGCTATTGGGCGGGTAAGAAACGACCCGCAGAGACGTATGAAAAGATCATTGCGACCAGGCGCAAAAACGGGAGAATGATGCCCTCGGACTGGAACAGGGACCCGGAGATTATCGCCAAAAGGGTGGCTACTCGCAGGGCCAAAGGCAACTACGGGGTGCACCGCGTCGGCATCAGGCACACCCCAGAAACCATAGAGAAAATGAGAGTCGCGCAGAGAAAACGGCTTTCAACTCCTACTACAGAAGGGCGGGGCTAGCCATATCGCGATCTACGAGTTCCAGTGCGAGTGCGGCGTCGTCACCGAGCACATCTGCCCCATGAGCGAGAGGCCCGAGACGGTGCCCTGCCAGCGGTGCGGCGGCAGGACGGTGCAGAAGGTAAGCGCCGTGGCGCTGCTCACGGGGAACATGACCCACGCCCCGATCGACGTGGTGATCGGCAGGGACGCGGCGAAGAGGTGGGACCGCATCCACGAGCGGCAGGAAGCAAGGAACAAGGTGCGCAGCGAGAGCGGAAAGCAGGCCCTCACGGCGACCGGGCGGAACGAGTACGAGGGGACGGACAAGAAGCTCCAGTTCGTGACTACACCGGAGCCGACGGGGGACTAAACCCCCGCAAACTATGAGTTTTCGGACTTTGTAAATCCCCAGTGATGGGGATTTTATGCGTGGAGTGAAGCTCGATCTGACGGGGCGGAGGTTCGGCAAGCTCCGGGTTATCGGCGAGTCTGAGGGTCGCAGGCGGGGCAACATCTGCTGGCGCGTCCAATGCGACTGCGGGAGCCCGGAGAAAGTCGTCACCGGGGCTGCGCTTGTCAGGGAAACGAAGCCTACACGGGCCTGCGGCTGCGGTTGGAGGAAGCCCTCCGGGGAATCCGCGAGGCATCGTGCACTGCTTAACTACAAGCGGAACGCCAGAACTCGAAGCATCGTTTGGGGGCTGTCCGACGAGCGGTTCGCCACGCTGACGCGAACCGACTGCCACTACTGCGGCAGGCCACCCGCAAATACCTGCTCTGACAGGGAAAGCAACGGCTCGTACACGTACAACGGCATCGACCGCAGGGACAACGGCCTAGGGTACGCAGAGGGGAATGCGCTCCCGTGCTGCAAGGTCTGCAACTGGGCCAAGGGCGGGATGTCCTACGACGATTTCATGGCCTGGGTGGGAGATTTGGTTCGCCACCAGGCACAAAAAACGACTTCAAATCCTCTAGTTAGAGGTCAGTCAGCCTAAGGAGCTTTACCAATATGGCCCTTTTCACGTCCTACGCACCGCCCGGAATTTATACCACCGAAATCTTCAACTCGAACACGGCTTCCGCCGTCGGCACGGCGCGAATCCCGGTGATCCTCGGCGAGGGCGTGCAGTACTTCACGTTCAGCAACATCGAGCTGTTCCGTGGCTCCTCCTCCAACACGGACGACCAGTCGGTCAACGAGAACATCTCGGACCAGGTCAACGGGCTCACGCAGAACTTCCGGACGACCTACCACCCCGTCGTCCTCGGGGACGGCACGGGCACCCCGACCAACCTGCCGCAGTACGTGCAGGTGCAGGCGATCTACCCGAACGGCAACGTCATCCCGGTCACCGTCATCAGCCTCAACGGCCTGACTGGCCAGTTCATGACCCAGGACATCATCCCGGCCGGGACCGACCTGACGATCAGCTACTACTTCAAGCGCGGGGACACCCTCGTCGCGAACGAGGACGACTCCTTCCAGATTCCGCAGTACGCGACGCAGGTAGTGACCGCGGGCGGCACGCTCACGCTGAGCCTGACGAACCCGGGGCGCAACGGCAACAACGTCACCCTCCAGTTCGTGGCGGGCGCGAACGTCCCCGACTCCCAGGCCGTGAACGGCGCGGGCACCAACGCGATCGTCATCAACGTCAACTCGAACTCCCCCACCCCGGTCCGCACCCTGACGACACTGGCCGCCCTGATCTCCGCTGGCATCCCCACGCTGGACGGCAGCTACATCACCGTCACGGCGTCCTCGGGCAGCCAGACCACGGCGATCACCGCCGGGGCGGCCGTCCCGTTCGCGGGTGGCGCTGGCCCGGCCAGCAACACCGTGTTCCAGGTCCGCAATTTCCCCATCACGGACGGCACCGGCGGCGGCGTCACGTCGAACAGCCCGGCCAGCGTCACCGCGCAAGTCAACGGCGTGGCAGCGACGGTCGCGTCGGTCGACGGCGCACTAGGCCTGGTCACGATGGCCCAGCCCGTGACGTTCGGCTCCACCCTCACCTTCACGTACTTCTACAACACCTGGCAGAACACGTTCGACCTGCTCCCGTCGGCCAACGTCTCCTCGATCGTTGAGGTCGGCCTCGGCCCGAACCGCGAAGACTTCGCGCAGGGCGTGGACTACGTCCTCGGCACCGCCCTCGACTCCCACGGTAACGTGATGGCGAACACGGTCAACTGGGGCAACAACGTCAGCGAGGCGATCGGCGAGTCCGCCGCAGGCGAGCTCGCCAACTTCACCCCGGCCGAGGTCCTGACGACCCTGGTCGACGAGAAGGTCTACCTCCGCCCAGCGACCGGAGCGGTCAACGGCAGGAACACGGTCTTCCAGCTCCAGGACACCCCGACTGACGGCAACGGCGTCCCGACGGACGACGCGGGCCTGATCAAGGTCTACGTCGGCTCCGACCCGCTCACCGCGTTCGAGGCGCTCCCAGTCGCGGTCGCGTCGCTCAACGGTCAATCAGGCCAGGTCACACTGTACAACGCTCCGATCCCGAACACCAACCCGAGCGTCCAGCCCGCTGAGGCGGTCGGCGTGTGGGCAAGTTACTCCCGCAACACGCTGGCCTCTCACCAGTACGCTGTCAAGGTCATCCAGCCCGGCTTCGTCGGCCTCGGCACCTACCAGGTCGCGGACGAGCTCGGCCGCGTGGCCCCGCTGGTCTACGGAGGCTCCACCGCACAGACCCCGTCAGTGCCGACCAACTCGGTGGTCGCTGACAGCGGCTTCGCTTCAACCGGAGCACTCTACCCGAACACGATCTCATTCGACAGTCCGTACCAGTCGGGCGACGCGCAGGCGCAGGCTGGCGCGGCGGTTGATGAGGCGGTCACCCTCACCTTCAGGAATGACGGCAACTCGTCCGTGATCCCGGCGGTGCAGGCTAGCCTGACCTCGGCCTTCGGCTCAACGGGGGGTTCAATCACGTTCACCGCCTCGATCCCCGGCACCAACGGCGACAACGTCCAGATCGCGCTGGACGCGGTCACGCAGAACCCAGTCCCCGTCACGGTCGTCGGCGACCTCGTCACGATCTACCCGAACTGGACCGGAACGCTGGAGACGATCAGCCAGATCGTGGCCCACTTCCCGTCCGCAGAGACGGCGAGCGGCGGGCAGATCGTGGTCTCCGCCTTCACGGCGGGCACGGGCCCGACGACCACCGCAGCCCAGAACCTCGCGGGCGGCGCGGACGGCAAGTTCACCCCAGTCACCCACAGCTACACGGTCTCTTCGAGCGCACTCGCGGCTGGCTCCAACGGCGTCGGCTACCTCAACCAGACCTACATCGACGCGAAGACTGGCTTCCGCGTCACGGTCGTCCGCCCGCAGGACGCGGTCGCCTATGGTATCACCGCCACGATCACGCCCTACAACTACGGAGTCGGTGACCACCTCGACTACGCCGTCAAGGTCGCGACCTCGGGCGCGAACGCGGCGACCCGCTACTGCGGGACGCCGGGCGTCCTGCCCGCGTACTCGAACAACGCGGTCGCCGTCCCCGGCCTGACCATGGAGGTCATCACGAACTTCAACTCCACGGCGGGCGACACGGTGGTCGTGAGCACCTTCAAGGCGTCCGGCGACGAGCCGAGCATCGGCACGTTCTACTACGTCACGTTCACCACGAGCAAGGTCGCGGCGGACTACGCGCTCAAAATCTACACGAGCCCGTCAGTCGCCTACGCGAACTACGGCCAGCCGAGCACGGTCAACCGCCTGTCCCTGGGCATCCAGCTCATGGCGCAGAACGGCGTCCAGACCTTCGGCGCGATCCAGATTCCGGTGCAGCCGGGCACGAACATCGGCTCCCCGTCCGACTACATCTCCGCCCTCCAGCAGCTCACGTTCAACCTGCCGGGCTTCAACACCAAGGCCAACGTCGTGGTGCCGCTCAGCAACGACCCGAGCGTCGCGCAGGCGCTCAGCCGCCAGCTGACGTCCCAGGCGACGGCACGCTACAAGGGCGAGGCGATCGGCTTCGTCGGCTTCAGCCAGTTCACGAGCGCCAACCAGGCGAGGGCCTACGCGAGGTCGCTGCTCAACCAGCGCATCATCGCCATCGGCAACGCGGCCGCTGGCATCCTGATCACGGACCCGACCACGGGCGTCGCCGTCGAGTACCTCGTCGACGGGCCGTTCATGGGCGCGGCGATGGCCGGGCTGAACTGCAACCCAGCCAACGACGTCGCGACTACCCTGACGCTCCAGAACCTCACGGGCTTCAGCCGCCTGCTCATCACCTACGACGACGCCACGATGGACCTGATGGCGTCCGACGGCCTGACCATGCTGCTGGACAACAACGGTGCGCTCCAGATCAGGCACTACAAAACCACCGACCCGCGCAGCACGCTGGTCAGCGAGCCGACGAGCACCACGATCGCCGACTACGTGGCCCAGCAGTTCCGCCTCAACCTCCAGCAGTTCATCGGCCGCAAGCTGGTGGACGCCCTGGTGACGGACATCACGGTCGTGTGCAACTCGCTCCTCCAGGGCCTCCAGGGCAGCCAGATCATCGACGCCTATGAGAACCTGGCCGTCTTGCAGAACCAGCAGGACCCGACAGAGGTCGACGTGACGGTGACGTTCAAGCCGATCTTCAGCCTGCTCTACCTCAGCGTGACCTTCACGGTCCAGACGAGCCTGTAATATGGCGTGCGGGTGCCTGAGACAGAGACAACAGCCGCAGCCGCAACCGCAGCCTCGGCCGCCGCAGGGGAAGGGTAAATAGATGCAGGTAAAGGCGAGTGATGATTAAGATTTGCAGGAAGTGTGAATCGGAAAAAGACCTTGATAAAGACTTTTTTCGAGATAGTTCTAGCGCTGATGGTCGCACGTTGCGGTGTAAGGCATGCCGGAAGGAGTACGCAGACAACCGTTATAAAGACCCGATGGTAAGAGCGTCTCTTATACAGGAAGCCTTGCGGAGAAACTGCAAACGTTTGTACGGCATCACGCTAGACGACAAGCAAGCGATGCTAGTGTCGCAAGGAACGAGATGCGCTTGTTGTGAAACAGACGATCCGGGGAAGAAGGGCTGGGTTATAGATCACGACCATGTAACTAAGGGCGTGCGTGGTGTTGTATGCAACGCCTGCAACACCATATTAGGCATGGCTAAAGACTCGGCAGAAAATTTGGAGAAAGCGATCCAGTACCTAAAACGTTTTCAGAAAGTTGCGGGAGTAGGTGCTTAAGTGCAAGTTAAAGCGATAGTTTCACAAAGTAACGGAATCATTTCTGTAACCCTTCAAGCTTTATTTGTCGGGGATCAGACTGATGCCAGTGATAAGGCAAAAATCGCAGCTTTCGGTGATCCGGTGGTGAATATAGCCGGTAATTTTGTTGATCCTAACAATCCAAGTTTCACGTTCGCGTTCCCGACGACCGAGCTCTGGGTCGGCGTGACGACGCAGATGTCGAGCTACACGGCGAGGTTCATGGAGGCGCTCCCCGGCCCCCAGAACCCGAACCAGCCCGCCCCGACGCAGGGGCCGCTGGACTGCGTGACCATCAACCCGAGCGAGGCGTCGCAGGCCTGGGCCAACGTCCTCATGATGCCGGGGACGGGACGCATCGCGCAGGCGATGATGCAGCTCCGGGCGAACATTTTGGTTCCGCCGATTCCGCCGACGACGGTTTAAGGGAAGGGTAGATGTCGAGACTGATAGCGAACCGCCGCAAGCAGAGCACGATTTTGGTTTCCAAGCGCACCGTGGAAGACGCGCTGCGCCGCGCCAACGCCCTCGCGTCGGCATGGATGCAGGAGAACCAGAATGACCCCCGCGTCGACGAGCTCCAAAGGGTCGTCGACCACCTGGGCAGCGTCCTCAAGAAGACGCCGCAGCAGATGAGGGCCGACGGAGCGTCCAGCATCGAGGACTACTTCGACGACGCCAAGATGGGGGACATGGCGAGGACACTCAAGAGAGAGGTTGACATGATCGCAAAATGGCGCAGGGCGCAGCGTCCGGCAGCAGGCCAGCCGACGCCCGAACAGCGGGGGCTCGGATACGTCCCCGACACGGCGGTCTCCGATCGCGGCATCCACGCCAGCCGGAAGAAGGCTGACGGGGCCGGGTTCGTGACGGACCGCGACGAGAAGGGCGAGCCGAAGGCTCCCGAGAAGCTCGAGGTCCCCCGCGTGGCGGCCAAGAAGAAGGAAGCCCAGCCAGAGGCGGTCCCCGCTGCGCCAGCGGCGGCACTAGCCCCGGCCCCGGCGGCGGAGCTCAACACGAAGGCCGACATCGGCAGCCTGTCCAGCGAGGCGCTGGCCAAGGCGATCAAGGCCCTGACGGGCATCAAGGAGTTCGAGACAGACAAGTCGGCGCAGGCGTTCATCGAGCAGATGGCGGCCGTGCTGAAGAACCGCCCGATCGAGCAGGAAGAGCCGAAGGCGGCTCCGGCGGCGGCAGCGCCTCCGGGGGCACTCGGGGCACCAGCGCCAGCGCCCCTCCCGGTCGCGGCGTCCAAGAAGAAGGCGCTAGACGGCGCTTCCTCGGCCGAGTCCTTCGTGAAGGACATCCCGCAGGCGGAGGGCGCTTCCGCCCTCAAGCACGCCGACCTCGGCGACCACGCCATGGGCGGCAACGGGGACATCGGCGGCGGCAGCGGCGCGAGCACCACGAGCCCCGCACGCGACACAGGCAACCCAGACCCGAAGGCGGCACCGACCGAGATCGACCTGGGCGGCTTGCAACTGGCCTCCTCCGAGGAAAAGACTGCGGACGACTACCGCCTGCACGACTTCAAGCTCCAGGACGAGGGCATCGTCCCGACAGGGGCGCTCCCGAGCGCGGACGAGCAGGCCAACCGGATGCAGCCCGAGGGCGAGTTCGACAAGGAGTCCAAGGCCCCGCCCCACAGCGAGAACGTGGTGCACGCGCTGAAGGGCGAGCCGGGCGTAGACAACCCGTTCGCGGTCGCCTGGTCCATGCACAACAAGGGCGACAAGATGTCCGCCGTCAAGGCGGCCATCGCGGCGGTCAACTCCATCCTCGCTAACGCGGGCGGAGGAGCCGGGTTCGTGAACGACGTCGGCGAGAAGGGCAAGATCGTCGAGGACGGCGGGAACTTGCCGGAGGTCGCGGAGGCCCACGCGGCCAAGGACGAGGCACCAGCGAAGCTGGACCGCCCCGCTACCGTCGCGCCGATGAAGCTCGCGGCCGACATGACCACGGGCAAGGCGGTCAAGGAGTCCGAGTCCCTGGGCGACCAGCTCAAGAAGATGTACCTTGACGCGAAGTCGCTGACGGCCGTCAACGACACCCGCGCAGTGCGCGAGGCGGTCGAGTCGATCTTCAGGGCGGCGAACATGTTCGACGACGCCACGAAGGTCCTCAGCAAGCAACAGCAGCAAGAGGAAAACGAAGCGGCGGCGCAGGAGATCAAGGCCAAGAACAAGAAGTCCTCGGTCGGCGGCCTGGCGCTCACGGCGGCAGAGTAAAAGTTCTCGGGGGACGTACAAACCGGGCATCGCCACTTAGGACCGTTATCCTGTTACGGGCGCAGCACCGTAAGGCGTTCCCCGAGAGTCAATCCGGGTTTTCCGGATACGCGATTGTGGTAATAGATGCCCCCTGTAGGGGCAGGAGAGTAGAACATGGCTGGAACCGGAGCAGGAACACCACCACCCGTAGGCGGGTCGTACGTCTATCGGCAGGGCACCACGCCCAACACCGAGACCGTACTCTCGACGCGGTTCAAGATTTTCACCGACCTGGTTAACGTGGGTCGATTCATCAAGTTGGGCGTGACCTCCACGTTCAGCTACACTGAGTCGAAGCCCATCGACCCCGTCCGCGGCCTCGGCTACGGCGACCAGGTGGCCGAGCTCGTGCCTGGCGTGACCACTCCGCTGAGCATCTCGATCACCCGCACCGCCCTGTACCTGGCGAACCTCCAGCAGGTTCTCGGCTACAAGGCAGGCGTCAGCGGCGCGGTCCGCTCCCTGAAGCACCACAGGTGGCCGTTCGACATCAAGACGGAGGTCGTGTTCTCGCAGCTGGCCTCTGAGGACCCGAACCTCGGGCAGGCGACCCTCGCGGACGTACCGAACGAGGGCGGCCTGAACAACCTCGGCAACCCGCCAGTGTACTGCGTGGCGACCGTGTACGAGGGATGCTGGATGGAGTCGTACAACACGAGCTACACCGTGGACACGGCTGCCGTCGCGGAGGACTGCACGATCACAGTCACGGACATATTCGACGTCGCCGGGAGCGTCTACGGAGAGTTCCTGGATTCGGGCCTTGGGCCGGGAGACGTCACGGGCCAGAGCTTGCTGTACAGCTAAGCCCGCAAACAACTCAACAGGGAAGCCCCGAGCGATCGGGGCTTTTCTATTTCATGAGCTGGACGGTCTCCCTGGGGTGGTGCGTGATGACCGGATTTTAGCCCAGGCTGGTTGGAGTGGACTGCAAGTACACGAGTCAGACGTGCCCGAGTTGCGGGACTATAAAGAAAAAGTCGCTGTCGGAACGGGACCATAAATGCTCCGAGTGCGGGTACAAGACGCACCGGGACACGGCAGCGGCAGAGGTAATCTTGGGAAGGTCATTCCCATCGAACGCCAACATGCCTGCTGTAGGGGGTGTGTAGTTCGAGAATCCCCCGCCTTCAGGCGCGGGGAGTGTCAATACCTTAAAAACCCAACTTTTCAGAGGCTTGATAGGGGGCCCAATGACCGAAATTAGCGGGCGCAAGCCCAGACTAAAGAATCCCAGAGTTTACTCTGGGAGTATCAAAAAAGTTAGCCTGCTGAGGAAAAGAGCCATGGACGCCCTCCTGGACTCGATGGCCGACCCGACCTACGAGGAGCTCGGCGCTCACAGGCGCGGCGAGCCCTGGCTGCCCGAGGGCAAGGGCACCGAGACAGAATCCGTGCTGGACGCGCCCGCCCTCATCCCGTCCAAGGACATGCGACCGCCGTCCTCCCCCGAGGACGCGACCTTCTTCAAGGAGTCAGACCCCGAGTTCGAGATGAGCGCGAGCGGCATGCGCCGCGTGCAGGCGGGAACCATCATGCAGCACCTCCGCGAGGACCCCGCGCTGAACATACCCCCGCCGGAGCACCGTGATGAGGGGGGCGGCTGCCCCGTCTGCGGCGGCGGCCTGACGCGGGCCTACAAGGGCGACGGCAGCAACGACACCGAGATGATCTGCACGAGGTGCAGGTTCGCCCCGAGGAAGTCCGCTCTCAAGTCCTGCGCAGCCTGCGACTGCGGCGACTGCATCGAGCACGACGGGCGGCCGGAGCAGGAGATGGAGCACCACGAGTTCTTCAAGGAGAGCGAGCCCGACGTGAAGCTGGAGGACATCGGCACCAAGATGTCCGGGTTCTCGGGCGGCGGCCCGTTCTCCTGCATGGACTGCGTCCACCGCACCCCGCACTCCAAGGACGCGAAGGGCGAGCAGCAGGACTCCTGCAAGCACCCGAAGGTGATGGCCGACCCCGAGCTCGGGGACCGCAAGCTGCCCGACGGCACGATCAGGGTGGGCTACGACGACTGCTGCAACTACGTGCGCCCGCACGAGAAGATTCCCGAGGGCCCGTCCGACGAGAAGACGGCGTACCGGACCCCCCGCTACCCCATTGACGCGACGGCGTACTGGGCCTTCGTCAAGCAAGTGCGGGAGGAGCACCCGGACTGGGGCGTCTCCCAAGTAGGCGCTGAGGCCACCCGCCGGGTGAACCAGAGCAAGGAAGAGAAGACGGCGGACAGTGAGACGAAGAGCTACGGCATGGACCAGCCGCTCGGCGGCTCCGCCAACCCGACCGGGGGCGGCGATGAGATCGACGCCGACGAGGACGAGAACCAGGAGCTACAGATGACGGGCGGCAAGACCGGGGCCGTTCCTCCCCCTCCCCCCGCTCCGCCCGCGTACGTCCAGAAGGCACCCGCCGTCCGCAGGCCCGCGCCGCCCTCCGGTGCGCCGAACGTTTATCTGCCGCACGTGGAGCACCCCGAGCGGGTCCGGGAAGAGCTCGACAAGAGGCGCATGCGAGAGGAAGAAAAAGAACGCCACACGCGGTTGACTGGAGTTGCATCTATGAAGTTCGCGTCAAACCTCCTCAAGAAGAAGGCGCTCGTGGACATTCACGAGACCCCGACGATGCTCCCGCCCCGCGACGACATGAAGCGGCACCTGGACGAGGACGAGCAGGACGAGGCGATGCTTGGCGTCTTCGACCCGCTGGCGAAGCCGCGACGCCCCGCCAGGCCGGAGCAGATCGACCCCAACCTACACATCGGCGCGGCGAAGATCAGGTGGAAGGTGGACCCAGCGCCCGTGGGCCAGTACAGGAGCTTCGAGAGGCGCAGGTGGCCGTCCGCTGAGTACGCCAACGGCGACGTGGCGATGAGGATCGAGTGCGAGGACGACTACGTCCCGAGCCTAGCGAAGGGGGGCAAGCACGCCCCGCTCATCGTGTACGCGGCGGACTGGAACGTCAAGCCCGAGGAGAGGGGCAAGAAGGGCGCGTTCGTGTGGCGTAAGCTGAAGAGCGCGTTCCCGACGCTGGCGGATGCAAGGGCCGCCGCAGCGAAGGTCATCGACGAGCACCCCGAGTTGCACCCCGAGAAGCCAGCCGCATCTCCCGCGCCGACGCCGGAGACGCCGAAGCAGGCGGACTACGACGAGCAGCTCGATCAGGAGAGCGAGTACTTCCTGGACCAGGCGGCCGACGCGAAGGCGGAGGCCAAGCGCCACTTCATGGAGGAGGACTACCTCAAGCAGATCGCGGATGAGTACATCCCGCCGATCTCCATGGAGAAGCTCTGGAAGATCATGGGCGAAGAGTACACGGCGGAGTTCTACGGATACCCCTACACCCGGACGCCTGACTTCACCGACGAGGAGACCCAGGGCTGGGAGGGCCAGCGCGTGTCCAGCTGCCCGCTCTGCAAGTCCGCCAACACCCACAAGGTGGACGACGACGCCAAGGGCTACAGGTCCGGCATGGTCCTGGCCGAGTGCCGGGACTGCCGTGGCTATTACACCACTTCGGCGCACTAAGGTAGAGGGGAACTATGCCTTTTAAGAAGACCGCGCAGGCGGTGATGACAGAGCCTCTCCTCAAGTCCTCGGACTGGGAGAAGATGTACGGCGACCGCGCCTTCCGCTCGTGCGCCCTGGACGGCGACCACCCGTTCTGCAAAACAGCGTCCCTCAAGACCGCTGCGGACTCCTCAAAGTATTTGCTTAGCCACTGCACGATCATGGCGTCAGTGCAAACCGAGGAGGAGCCGTTCGACTACCTGATCAAGCCCGAGACCTCCCACCTCGTGAACAACAACGACGACGCCTGGACCAACGAGGTGCTGAAGCTCTCGCACCGCTCGTTCGTCGGCGCGTTCAACTTCGTCGAGCACTTCCAGAACAGCAAGTACGCGAAGGGCCACATCCTGGACGCCGTGCTCCGCAAGATCAACATCGCCGAGGGCGGCCAGATTTGGGTCTACTTCTGCGACATCCTGGTCGCCACGGACGTCACCCACGAGAAGCTGGTCGACGACATCCGCTCCGGCAGGGTCCGCTACCTCAGCATGGGCTGCGTGACCGACCTGGTTATCTGCTCCTACTGCGGCGGCCACGTCACGGACGCCAACACCTACTGCAACCACCTTTCTTTTCAGAAGGGTACGTTCCTGGCGGACGACGACGGCATCCCGCGCCGCATCGCCGAGCTGTGCTTCCCGTCACCCACCAGAATCGTGATGCAAGACGGTTCCCGGAAAGCCATAAAGGATGTCCGTGAGGGGGACAGGATCATCACACACACGGGGAAAATACAGACCGTCACCAAAAAATATGTGCGCCCGTTCTCGGGCGACCTCACCGTGCTGGACATTCAAGGGCTTCCGCAAAAGCTGGCTTCGACGCCAAAGCACCCGTATTGGGTGATGACTCCGAGGGACAAGTGCACCTGTGGATGCGGACAAGCGCTGCCCCCAAAATACGTTTTTGGGCGCAAGGAGTACGGCAGGGCGTTTTTGCAGGGGCACAACCTATCCCTGGCGGCGGCGGTTGCTCCCGCCGTTGTTCCCACGGTTGTCCCAAAATTTGAGTTCAAGGAAGCACAGTGCATAAAGCAGGGCGACATAGTCGCCCTGCCCATACCCTCGGAAACCTTTACCCCGTCGGACACGGACGAGACCAGAGCCGAGATTTTGGGGTGGTTTCTGGCCGAAGGCAGCTACCTCAAGTACAAAAAAGACAGAGTGGGGGTCAGCTTCACCCTCAACGACAAGGATGAACAACAGTACGCCCTGCGGATCAAGACTGCGTTGGAGACGGCTTTCCCGCCCGAATTTTGGACCGGCAGCAAGCGCAGGACAAAATCCGCCAGAGTACACTCGTACCCTCGCCCAGAAGGCGGAAGAAAACTAGTAGTTTGTTACTCCAATAAGGCCGCCTCCCGCTGGCTTTACAGGCACGCCTCGGAATATGCGGGGCACAAAAAGTTGAGCGCCGGGGTGCTTTTGTGGGATCAAAAACTACAGCGAATTATGCTGGCGGCCTACGTGCACGGAGACGGCACCGTTGACAGTTTTGCCCGCCACAGCGCAAGTTCGGTCTCCGAGACCCTCATCAGCCAGATGCAGCTTGTCTCCGCCCGTTGCGGGGTGTGGAGCCGCAGGCAGGTGATTTTCGACGGCAAAGCGGTGCAGCTTGAGGAGGTTGTCGGCAAGGATCAACTACGCGACAACAGCAACTTCCGCCCCCTGCACACATTGCACTTCCAGCCGTGCGAAGAGACTACTGGTATCTTTCAAATGACTGAGCAAAAGGAGCGAGGCATCGGGCAGAAGTGGCGCAAACAAGACAATTGCATGCTTTACCATGTCACGGGAGTAGGGCAGAAATTCTATGAAGGAGACGTGCACAACATAGAGGTAGAGGGGGACAACTCCTACCTCGTGGAGGGCATCGCGGTGCACAACTGCGGCCACAAGACCATGCCTAACGGCGGCGTGAAGTTCGTGGAGGCCTCCTGGGTCGCTACCCCGGCGTTCCCGGGCGCGGCGAAGAGGAACATCGTGGCGGAGGAGTGGGTGGGCCCGAGAACACGGTTCACTGAGTCAGCTTCAAAGTCAGCGAGTTTTGCTAAGGCCGCCTCCAAAGGAGTCTCATCGGAATTGAGTGACACCCTGCTTGACGCGGATTTTCGTGGAGGCTCACGACGTTAATGGCGAACCCTTTTATTGACAGAACCGGGCACATAGTAGGCCGCCTTACCGTTCTTGGTAAGGCCGAGTCCCGTCGAGACAAGTCTGGCAAAGGACTTGTGTACTGGGCGGTTGTTTGCGCGTGCGGAAAACACAAAGAGGTTTCTAACACAAACATCACAAGAACACGGAGCTGCGGGTGCCTCCGCAAGGGCAATCCGAATAACCCTAACTACCTGCCGCTGGGAATGTCCGCAAGAAATTCTCTCCTGGCCGACTACAAAAAGAGCGCAAGGCGTCGCGGGCTTGAGTGGCGGCTGACCGACGACTGGTTCTTCGGCCTGACCCAGGAAAACTGCCACTACTGCGGGACGGCTCCAGGCGCGACGCACAACAGCGTTGGGAAGAACGGCACATACACCTACAACGGGATTGACCGCAAAAACAACTTTTTGGGCTACTTACATGACAACGTCGCCGCCTGCTGCAAATTCTGCCAATACGCCAAGCGCGACCTGCCCTACGCGGAGTTCCTGGAGCATGTCAAGAGGGCGGGCAGGTACCAGTTGAATCAAGAGACTATGAAAGCCTCTATAGGATAGGTGTTTTCCACATTATGGCAAACCTCAAAGCAGTTCTAGCGGCGATCGAGAAGAAGCAGGCCGACCTCGACATGATGGACGAAGAGCTCATGGACATGCCAGAGATGGCCCCCGACGCGGCCCCCGACATGGGCGCGTCCCCCGAGTTCGACATGCTCTCCGAGAAGCGCGAGCAGCTCGAGGAGGAAATCCTCCAGATGCGTGAGGGTGTGGAGCTCATCTCCCAGTGGGAGACGTTCAAGGGCGGCCCCTGGTCCCCCGAGATCAAGAACCTCCTGGGCGAGATCGACATCGAAATCGCGGACATCGCGGGCGGCGAGGTGGCTACCCCCGACGCCGGACTGGACATGGGAATGGGCGGGGTGGACCCGCTAGCCGCAGGAGCGCCAGGGCCGGACATGGCTGGGCCCGCAGCGCCTCCCGCAGACATCCCCCTGGCAGCCCCGGAGGGTCTGGAAGCGCCTCCGGCACCCGCAGAATCAGCCCCCGCGCCAGCGGAGGAAGCAGCGCCCCTGGAGCCGCCCATGGCGTCCAAGGGGGCCTCAGAAACCCCAGTTAGCAAGAAAAATAACTACCAATCCCCTGATAAGAAGGGCGTTTTCGCTCGTTCTGACTCACAAAAGGAAGGCTCAACTATGGCAACTCCGACCCCGGCTAAGGCTTCAGCAGTGAAAGAGAAGCTGGCAGACGTAAAGTCCAAGCGCGAAGCGATCAAGAAGGAAGCGCAGCAGCGCGTGGCCGCAGCGTGGACCATCGCGAAGACGATGCTCCCCTCAGCTCCCGCTGACGTGCAGAAGACAGCCGCAGCCGTCCTCCTCCAGAACCCGACGAAGGTGCTCAACGCGATGCTCCGCCAGACCGCCAAGAACGCCCACTATTCGGCGGCCGCCGCGAAGTTCGCAGCGTCCCAGGGCGTCGACCTCGCCGAGTTCGCCAAGAAGGCAGACTCGTTTACCTCCGTGCACAAGAAGACCATGAACGACCTCATGGAAGAGCCGTCCGTGCTGAACGCCGAAAGGGCGGCAGCCGCGAAGGAGCTCTCGGGCGACCCGAAGAACGCCTCCTCGAAGACGGCCGACGACCGCAAGGACGCCGGGCCGCAGACCGAGACCTACAACGACGGCCGCGGATGCGGCGGCGGCAAGCACACCGAGCCGAAGGAAATGGACGCGGGCAGCTCCTCGTCCCAGACCGAGGCAGCCGGACGCCCCGATAACACCGTGAACAAGTCCGACGGCGACAAGAAGGCCTCCAAGCAGGCCGACTTCGGCGACAAGAAGGCACCGCCCTTCGGCAAGAAGGACGAGAAGGCCGAGGACAAGAAGGAAGCGGCCGCGAAGTGCGGAGACGACTGCAAGGGATGCGACAAGTGCGCGTCCGCTAAGAAGGCAGCCATTGACGCCGCTGTCGAGGCGAAGAGGGCCGCACAGAGCAAGAAGGCGGACGAGCCGATGATGGAGGGCATGGACGCAGCGCCGATGGGCGACGCGGCCCCCGCCGAAGAGGCTCCGATGGACGCAGCGCCCGAGGCCCCGGCGGAACTCCCGCCAGCCGAGGACGAGGCCGCCCTGCCCGAGGACAACGCCGCAGAGGTCCTCTCTGACGAGAAGAAGATGGTCGTCGAGGAGAAGATCGAAGAGGCGCAGGAAGCCATCCGCGCACTTGAGCAGGAAATCCTGCAAGAGGGAGAGGAGGAGCTCGACCTGTCCCAGGTGTTCAACGAGGAGGAGATGGACGAGAAGGTCTCCGCGTTGGCCAACGAGGGCGACGAGCACACCGCAGGCGACGGCGAGGAATCCTACTTCGGACCGTCCGCAGCGGAGAACATGGAAGCGTCCCTGGACGAGCCTCAGATGGCGTCCATGGAGGACTTCTTCTCGCTGAAGGGCTCCGACAGCGACCCGCTCCGCGCACTGATCGCGGGCGAAATCAAGAGCGCAGCCGACGTCGCCGGAATGGACGTCATCCCGACCAGCACCGGGGAGCTCGCCAACAAGATGGAGAGCGACACGGCCACGGGCGAGACCCGCGACAACGAGAACGACCACGACGGCGACCTGTTCGCGGAAGCCATCGAGGACCAGAAGCCCGAGGACGGCGGTTTCAAGCGCGTGAAGCAGGACGAGACCAATGTCATGGAAGCGCCGAAGTCGGCGGCCAAGGCGAAGGGCGCTAAGACCGCCTTAGCGGCGGCCCCGGCCAAGAAGCCGGTCATCAGCAAGCTGAAGGGCGTCACCGCGTCCGAGGCGAAGCCGATCGACATCGCGTCCGCGCTGTTCGGCCAGGACGAGTTCTAACCAACCCTAACTGAAAAGCCTCCGAGAAATCGGAGGCTTTTTCATTGCTCACGGTAATTCAGGCACCATCGCCTATGGCCGCAGTAGACGCCCTTCGTGACCTGCTCGAACCTCGTGCCGCAGTCTGGGCACTCGTAGTCCCGCAGCCTGGCGTTCTCAGCTTTGTTCACAGCCCTGGCGACACGTGCTTGCGCTTCACGACGCTCATCGTCCCAGGACGCGGCCATCTTCTCGCGTTGCGCGGCGGGCTTGGGCTTGCCCCTATGCGTTAAGCTAGCTACCGCCTTTTGCCTCTCGGACGCCGGTCGCCCCAAGGCTTTTGCCCGAATTTTTTCGCATACTTCTGGTGTTCCAGCGACGCCGTCGCCGCCGGACGTCATGTTGTAGCCGTTCGGGGCGGCGGTGCCCAGGGCCAAAATCCACAGTTTCTCCAGTTCGTTCAGGGCTTCCGGGGACGCGGCCTCCGCCAGCTCTTCAGCGCGAAAGTTCTCAGGCTTGTGACCGCGAATGGCGCGGTAGAAGTATTCCTGGTGTTTGGGGTTCCTGGCGTTGGCGAGATGCTCCTTCCAGCGCCTTTGGACGGTCTTCTCCGTCTTGCCCACGTACATTTTTCCGTCGATAAGGTTCGTTACCAGGTACACGAGCATGCCCATAGTAAATAGCTACGTAGTACGGACATGCCGCTAACTAACGAATTTTTGTTTTTCCCCGCCCTTAGGTGAGCGAGTCGTTTCTATAGTCCTACCCGCCCCCAAGGCGGCCGGATTGGCGGCGACAAATCAATCGCTCATGCTTCAAACCAAAACTGGAGAACCACTATATGAGTCTCAAACTGACTCGACCGAAAGGTTGCTAGGGCCAGTATAAATCTTCTCTGATTGACTCGAACGCTGAAATGCCAACGAGGCGGAACCTGAAAAGGACCGTGAGAGACTGAGCGAGAAGACACCGAAAGGTGATGCAACAGTCCGCCCTTGCAGGAATAGGAACTGCAAGAGGTAAGCAGAAATGACTTACCCCATTTCAAAAATATGAAATGAGTAACAAAATAAATCCTTTAGAATAAAGGGTTTAGGGTATTACGGGCAGAACGACAGCGTGAACTGCACGCCAGCCGTCTACCTGACAGGCGATCCGGGAACCGACCAGCAGACTCTTACCTCAGCCGGATACCTCGGCGGCGTGATCGTGGCTATCATTGATAGCGCAGCGACCCTGACCGCTCCGTTGGCATTCCAGTCGGCGTACGAGCCAGCATTCGGCTCCGTCGGCAACATCGTTCCGTGCGATTCAGTAGGCACGGCTTACGGCTCGTCCGAGGGCGACATCCCGTTCGCGACACTGCTCAATGGCCCCGGCGAGTTCTCGGGCTCCATCGGGCCGTCCGGCTCCCGCAAGGCTCCCGTCGTCCGCGCACTCTGGCAGGGCAACGTTGACTTCCAGGGCTATGACAGCGCGTCCACATTCCACCTCGGTCAGTACGTCTACTGCGGCGGCACTGGGCACACAAACATCGGCAAGTACGCTGACAGCACTCACTCGTCTGGCGCAAGCGCGATTGCGGTTGGCATCTGCACCCACGTGCCGTCTGCGACCGAGCCTTGGCTCGGCGTCGCGTCGCTTCTGTAAGGGCGAGGAAAAACAGGACACAGGAGAAACCAAACAATGGCAAACCTAAGCAGGACTCAACAGCAGACGGCAATGCTCGGTCAGCTTCTCAAGACCGCAGGCGGACGCCAGAAGCTCGCCGCATCTCTGGGACCGTCGCTCCGCAGGCGTCGTGACTACATGAGCATCGCGCGCAAGGCGCTCATGGTGGAAACGCTGCCCGATGGCGCACTGCCCATCTACGATAAGGAATTCGACACCGCCGCGATGACTGTCGGCTCTACGCCGGGCAGCTCCTTCGTGGAGGCGTTCGTGGTCGGAGAAGAGGGCGGGGACATCGTCCGCGTCACCAAGCCGAAGCGCGTAACCGTGCCGACGTTTGAAATCGTCTCCAACCCGATGATTCCAATCACCCAGATCAAGGAGCGCCGCTTCGATCTCGTGGCCCGCTCACTGAACCTGGCGAAGGCCGAAGTCGGGGCCCAGGAAGACGCCTACGTCTTCTCGCTCTTCGACGCGGTCGCGATCGCTGCGGCAACGCACCCGACCAACGACCCGGTCTACAACCCGGACATCCAGATCAACGCGCCCACCGACATCAACTCGATGGCGGACGGCTTCGGCCAGGTCCAGCGCCACGATCTCTCGGTCGCGTTCTGCTTCTTCAACCCGCGCGACTACACCGATTTGCTCAAGTGGACGCAGCAGAACATCGACCGCGAGACGCAGCGCAAGCTGCTCAAGACGGGCGTCATGGGCTACCTCTGGGGCGCAACGCTCCTCCAGAGCAGGAAGGTCGGCTACGGCTGCATCTACATCCTGGCGGACGCAGAGTTCCTCGGCGTCATCCCGGAGAGGGTGCCCCTCACCGTCATGTCGGCGGACCGCCCGGACCTCAGGCAGATCGGCTTCTCGATCTTCGAGATTCTCGGCTTCCTCGTCTTCAATCCTAGCGGAGTGCAGCGTTTGACCATCAACGGTCGCTTCGTCAGCACCGCGAACACCGGAGAGAACTAAACCCCCTCGGTTTCACAAACTTAAAAGCCCCAAAGAAATTTGGGGCTTTTCTTTTAGTCCAGAAAATTTCAATAATTGAAAATGATATTTGTGTTTTTGGTAAAAGCGGGGTATTATGACGCATGGACTTCATGGCGCACCTTGCAGCCTTGGGGGCTGACCAAGCCTGGATTGGGCAGTACTTGGATTTTTTGACATCGACTATTCCCCCGGAGGGGCGTAGCCACAGGCATCACATTCTTCCTCGTGCCCTGTTCCCAGAATTCGCTAAGTTAAAAATGTACCCGATGAACTGCAAGCGCCTTACGCCTTCGGATCATTTTGTGGCACACTATTACCTCTACCGCGCCCTGCCGAAAAACCCCGTGGCTTATTTGTCATTCCTCAAGATGGCTTCCGTGACGCGCCTGAGTGCGCTCGTGCAAAGCGGATATGACGAAACCTTGGTGAGGGAGATGTCCCTTGAGTACGAACGCATACGATCCGGTGCGGCGTCGCTGGACGGTTGGTCCCACATTTACAGGGGCAAGCTGCGCACAGTGTGCCCCGAGCAATTTTTGGAAAAAATGAAGGCAGACGGATGGACACAAGAAGCCCCGCCCCGGCAATGGGTGCACAAAGGGAAGGAGTCTTGCCGCATTCCTGTAGAGAAAACCCAAGAATATCTGGAACAGGGATTCGTTCTTGGGCGTCCCGCATTTCATACCCCTGAAAGCAAGAAACGCATTAGCGAGAAAACCTCCGCCCAGCATCAAGCAGAAGCAACCAAGGGCGAAGAGGCGTATTCATACATGCCGCATGGAGAAGAACACGTGTGGTTCGGTAAGGAACGGGACGAAAGAACTAAAGGCAAAATCCGCAAGACTCTAACTGGAGTGTCGAAACCGCCCAGTCGTCCTATACATCAAGGCATCGCCAAAGGCAAGCATTGGTCTTGGTCTGAAGAAGCCAAGCACGCCCGTTCCGAGTCCATGAAAGGCAAAAAGCCAACCAACGGGTTGACGATGGAAGGAAGGACCCATTCCGAGGAAACAAAGGAACTGATGTCCGAGTCGCACAAGGAGTTTTACGCCAGCAACCCGGACGGTGTAGCCGCCCTTAATGCCGCCCGTCCCCGTGGCGAGAACCACGTCTGGTTCGGCAAGGAGCGGGACAAGAAGACACGGGATGCGATTTCCAAGTCGCTGGAAGGAAAAACCCAGTCAAAAGCGACAAGGCAGACGCGGTCGGAGAGCCTAAAGGCGTTTCATGCCGCCAAAAAAAGCAGAAAAAACAGGCAATCTTGGTATCTAAGTAGAGGAACATAATGACCAGAAGCTACCTAGTTAAGACCCCCGTCCACTTCGCCGACTTCGGCTTCTTCGTCAAGGTGGGTGACATCCTGGTCCACGACACGGCCAATTCGAACAGGCTGACGGTGTACCGGAACGGGGAGGTGGTCAGGGCCGTCCAGCAGACGTCCCTGGGGATCGCCGCCATGGTCAAGAGCGAGTTCATCCGGGAGATCGCCCAGCCAGCCCACAAGGCCGCCCCGAAGGCCAGCCCCAAGGCGGCTTCCAAGCCAGCGCCGGAACCAGCCAAGGCGGCACCCAAGAGGGAAGACCCCAAGCCGACGCCCAAACCTGTCTCGGAGGAGCCCAAACTTGAACCGAAACCGGAACGCGTGAAGCTGCCGGAAACGACGAGCCCCAAGCTGAAGAGCAAGAGCGAGTACCCGGCTAAGCCGAAACCCGAAGAGGTCGAAGACGAGACAGCCTGATGTCTTTTGTGTCCTTGGCTACTAAAGTTGTTTATCTACTGAACCCTTGAATAGAATGATTGTCTACTGTATCACCAATCAATTGAACGGCAAGGTC